CATTACTTCTCAAGGTTTTTTGATAAATATAACTGTAGATACTGACGAGTATCATAATTAGTAAATTATTATCCCGGGAGAGATAAATGGCACAAGTTAACAAAAAAAGATACTATTATCTTGAAATCAATATACCTGATGCAGTAAAAGATGCACGCCCAGGCAGGGATGCGATTGCTATCATGCATGACTTAACAGAAGAATATAAAGATGAAGTTGGGACAAAGTATGCTAGAGCATTAAATGACTTTATTTTTGGAACTGCTAAACATTACGGTTGGCATCCATCAGATGCTAATAGATGTGCAACATGCGTTCAGTTCATCAATGCAAGACATTTTGCAAATTACGAAGCATATACGGCTGAATTTAGACAATGGCTTAACGACAAACACGGTATTACATACCCTTATGAAACATACACTGATGTTCCTTATGATATTGCAGATGCAGATAATGGCAATGATGCAGAAGTACAATCACAACAGGGTAACTATTTTACATATGCACAAGCTAAAGAAAAAGCGATTATGGAAGACCTTCCAGAAGAACGTGGATTTGTAATAGCTTAATAATTAGTTAAAAATCTAAAATTTTAAAACCCACTATTATTGGTGGGTTTTTTAATGGCTCCAATTACAAAAATGATAAATACATTATATTGGAGATAATCAATGCCAAAGAATAGCAAAGTTAGAAACGATTTAATCAAAGAGGTTCGTCTATTATTAGGCGATGGGATGGTTGATATTGAATTGGATCCGGATCATTATGATTTGGCAGTAGAAGTTGCCATATCAAAAATACAACAAAGATCCGAAAATGCAGTTGAAGAAGATTTTTACTCAATAGAGTTAAAAAGAGATGTAGATGAATACACACTTCCAAAAGAAATTATGGAAGTCAAACAAGTATGGCATCGTTCTTTTGGTCATGGTATTTCGGGTGGTGTCGATATGGACCCATTCGAACTAGCATATGCTAATTCATATTTCTTTTTGAATAATCATATTGGTGGTATAGCCACGTTTGATGCATTTGCTCAATATCGTGAATCATTAAATAAAGTTGCGGCAACAGACATACAATTCATTTGGAATCCAACAACTAAAAAAATAAAATTATTACGTAGAATGAGGGCAGACGAAATGGTTTTATTACATGTTCATTTAGAACGTCCAGAAGACGAACTAATCAAAGACCCTTATTTAAAATCTTGGATGAGAGATTATACACTTGCGTATTGTAAGAAAATGCTAGGTGAAGCAAGAAGTAAGTTTGGTTCATTACCGGGCGCCCAAGGCGGTGTCACACTAAACGGTGATGCAATGAAACAAGAAGCAGATGTACTTCTTGATAAACTAGAAACTGACTTACAGACATACACTGATGGATCTGCTCCTCTAGGGTTTGTCATTGGATAATTTACCCAACACTGCTTGTTCATTGCTATGGTCTCATACGAGGCTTAAGGTAGATGGCACCGTGCTTCCTTGTTGTTTCGTGGAAGAAAATAATATCCCAAACATTAATGAAGCACCCAAGTTATCAGATGGGTTACACAATGCATTCAATTCTAAATTTTTTAATGACATAAGAGATAAGATGTTGAAAGGTGAAAAACTTTCAATGTGTGATAAATGTTGGCGTGCAGAGGACAATGGTGTTGAGTCTTTTAGACAACAATTCAAACAATACGATAAGTTTATAGGAAACAAACCAGAATTAAGATATATAGAAACTGCCTTGTCTACTCATTGTAATTTATCATGTAGAATGTGCAATGATACTTTCAGTAGTAAATGGAAATTAATAAAGAACCCAGGAATGCCAGTTGATGTTTCTGTAGATTCATTTGATTTAAAATATTATGATGCTAATTTATCTAAATTAGACTTTGTTAAGTTTGTAGGCGGTGAGCCTTTATTAGATAAGAAACATGCGGACTTTTTGACACAGATTGTAAATAAATCAGATAATCCAAAAAATGTCAGATTGTTTTATAATACTAATGGAACTATAATACCAAAACAAGAGATATTTGAATCATGGGCAAAACTAAAAGAAGTAGAAGTCATATTCAGTATTGATGCTATTGGTGAAGCAAACGAAATACTTAGACCCCCACACAAATGGAATACTATTGAGAACACCATAAATCATTTTATAGAGCATAAAACTGATAATGTTAAGTTGGGTATGCATACAGTAGTAAATGTCTTTAATATTCATTTAATGAAAGATGTACTAGAGTATTCATTTCAAAAGTTTAATAAGATGCCTGTATTTGATTTATTAGATTATCCAGAACATATGTCATTAAAAAATTTAGATAAAAACACAAAAGAAAAACTAACACATTTACTAAAATCAGAGTTTGACGGACAAGAGCAATTAAATTATCTATTAGATTTTATAAATCAAGACACAAAACATTCATATACACTCAAACAAATTATAGACAAAGAAAAAGAAAATGATATTAGAGTAAATACTATGATAGAAAAGTTAGGAGTGTTAGATTTATGGAATTCTTTTTAAAAGCATTAATATCAGGAATAGTAATAGCAACAGTTAGTATGATGGCACAACGAAGTGTCACAATGGCGGCTTTTCTAATGGGTATACCATTTACTGCCTTTCTTGCAATGATTTTTATGTGGTATTCAGGCATTGATGCAGAAGCATTTGCGAAGTTTAGTTTCGAAACTACATATTTTGTCTTGACAAGTCTTGTATTTTTTGTTATATTTGGGTTACTAGTTACAAAGATAGGATTTTGGTGTAGTGTTATAGCCGGTTTATCTGTAACGATAATACTGTATAACATTCTTTTGAGGATTATATGAAAAAAATTATAGGTATCTGTGGGTTAATAGGTCATGGAAAAGACACGGTCGCAGGTCACTTAATCGAAAATGGGTTTCAACGAATAAGTTTTGCAGGAGTGTTAAAAGATGCATGTGCAAATATTTTTGGTTGGGACAGAATTCTATTAGAAGGCAACACACCAGAGAGTAGAGTATTCAGAGAACAAGTAGATGAATGGTGGGCAAAAAGATTAGGTATACCAAACTTCACACCAAGATGGGCTTTACAACATGTAGGCACAGATGTATTCAGAATGAACTTTCATCCAGATATCTGGGTAGCGGCTTGTGAAAGACAAGTTGAATTGACAGACAAAAACGTAGTCATTTCTGATTGTAGATTTTATAATGAATTAGATGTTATCAAACGATTAGGTGGCAAGACCACGGTAGTATGGCGTAAAGAAAAGCCTGAATGGTGGGACAATGCATGTAAGTCTAATCAATCAAACTCAGATAATATGATTGATCCTATGAAAAGATATCCAGATGTACATAAAAGTGAATATAGTTGGGCTGGATGGGACTTTGATGTTGAATTTGATAACTCTAAAGACTTGGAGCATCTATATAGCCAAGTTTCAGACCTATTGTCTACGTAGTTAACTCTAAAAACGCCTTTTTTTCTCCAATTTCGATAAATATATGTAGCAATTTAAAAATTGTTCAATAGCAATTTAAGAAAAAGGAGAAACAGAATGCCTACATTAGTATCACCGGGCGTGTCAGTTACAGTAGTTGATGAATCGCAATATGCGGCCGCTACTCAAGGGACACTTCCACTAATAGTTGTTGCAACAGCAACAAACAAGACAGACGCATCTGGTTCAGCTATAGCTTCTGGGACACTTGAGCAAAACTCTGGTGTTGCATATCTTGTTTCTTCACAACGAGAATTAGTTGAGACTTTCGGAGAACCTAAGTTCTACGAAGTTGGCGGATCGGTTGTGCAAGGAGCAGAAACTAGTGAATATGGTCTTTTAGCGGCTTATCAATATCTTGGCGTATCAAACAACGCTTATGTATTAAGAGCACCAATTGACTTAGCACAGTTAGAAGCTACTACATCTGAGCCTGCAGGCGCAATTACATCAGGAACATATTGGCACGACACATCTGCATCAAAGTTTGGCGTATTCAAACATGATGGTACAGACTGGGTTGCATATACACCAAAAGTGTTATATGATGCACCAGGAACAGGAAATGTCGAAGCCGTAAACGCAGACGGATTTGCTTCACCAGTGAACTTTTATGGTTCAGCAGGTGACATCGCTGTGGTTGCCTCAACAGTAAAAATTACATATTGGGAAAAAGTTGGAGTTAACTGGGTCGTATTAGGCGACACGGGTTCAGCAGATTTTCAATTTTCAAAATTCGCACCAACAAAACAATCAGACGGTACATCAGCATTGACAACTGGTAACATTTATGTTCGTTTAGCTACACAAGGTGGTGGATTAGATTTAGGAGTATCAGTATATGATGCATCATCAGGTCTATTCACAGCCGTACAAGCACCAACATATGCATCAGATGATTTAGCAGGTGCAGATTTAATTGATGCAGGTGATGTTTACACAAGATACAATGCAACTAAAGGCTTTGTAGAATTACGTAGACATACTGGTAAAGCAGAAACATCAATTACATCAGGAACTATTCCAAATCCAAGTTCAATTACAGCAGACTTCACATTAGAGGGAGTTAACTGGACACCAAATGCATCAACACTTGACGCATTAGTTATTCAGATGCAGTCAAACACAGGGTTGAATGCGGCAAATGTACAAATTGAAAAAGTAGGTTCAAACAAAATCAGATTTACTAAAACAGATGGTCTAGAATTAAACTTAGACTTCACATCAGGTTTTGGTGATTTAGGATTTGCACAATCAACTAACGTTGATAGTGTATGGGCAGACCTATCATATGAGGCAGATGCAGACACACCAAAAGGTGCTGTCACAGAAGGTGCTTTATGGTATAACTCAGATTTAAAAATTGAAATACTAAAAGCAGGCTATGATGGCAACAACATGGTTTGGCAAAAACATGCATGGTCAGAAGACACAGAAGGCAACTATACAAAAGAACTACAATTACGTTCAGGTATGCCTACAACTCGTAAAGACGGAACATCACCATTACAACCTGGTGATATCTGGGTAGACTCTGACGAAATGCCATATCCGGCAATTTATGTATGGAACAATTCTTGGGTTAAGCGTGACAACGCAGACCAATCATCAGCAAATGGTATTGTGTTTGGTCATTACTCAAATGATGCTCCGTATGATGCTGACGGAATCGTAAATACTCGTTCAATTCATGCAAGTGCTCCAAACCCAGAATTATACCCAGAAGAAATGTTACTTGTTAACATGGATTACTCTACATACAACGTTAAGAAATACACTAACGGTGCATGGGAGTGGGCATCAGGTCTAAACCTAGATGGTTCAGGTAAATTCGGTAAAGATGCACAACGTCACATGGTTGTTGAAGCAATGCAAGGCGCATTAACAAGCAATGATGGTATACGTTCAGAAGCAGTATACTTCAACTTAATCGCTTCACCTGGATATCCAGAAATGATGGACGAAATGATTGCTCTAAACAAAGACAAGAAAGAAATCGCTTTCGTAATTGGTGATTCACCAATGGATCTTAAGTCAGATTCTACTTCTCTTAAAAATTGGGCAACTGACAACATGCCAGCTGAAACATATGCAGGTGTTTATTATCCACATGGTCTTTCAACAGACTTATCAGGTAATGATGTTGTTATTCCATCATCAGCAATCGCACTACGTACTATTGCATTCTCAGACCAAGTATCATTCCCATGGTTTGCACCAGCGGGTCTAACACGTGGTGTTGTAACTAACGCAAGTAAAGTTGGTTACGTAAATGCAGAGAACGAATTCTCACAAGTACGTTTAAGCAACGGACAAAGAGATGTTCTTTATACATCTCGTATCAATCCAATCGCAGACCTTCCAAATCAAGGTCTAGTAGTTTATGGTCAGAAGACATCACAGGCATTTGCATCAGCACTTGACCGTATCAATGTTGCAAGACTGACAAACTACATGCGTTATAATTTGGATCAATTATCTCGTGGTTTCTTATTCGAACAGAATGATAAAATCACACGTGATAATATGCGTGATGCAGTTGAACGTTTCTGTGGTGAATTAGTTACTAACAGAGGCTTGTATGACTTCTTAGTAGTTTGTGATGAATCAAACAACACTCCTGCTCGTATCGATAGAAATGAGTTATGGGTTGATGTTGCAATTCAACCAGTGAAAGCTGTAGAATTCATCTACATTCCGCTACGTATTAGAAATACAGGCGAGTCTTTAGCATAATACTAGAGAAAATAACAAGTTTATTAAAGCCCCTTAGAATAAGGGGCTTTTTTATTAAATACAACTTTAATTCCTAACATTATTGATAAATACTCTTATAAACAAAGTTTCGAAACTTTTTAGGAGACAAAAAAATGGCAAGAACATTAAATAATTTCGGTGTACCTACAGATTCCGGTGATACAGTTACTGGTTCAGGTATTCTACAGCCAAAACTGAATTATCGTTTCCGTGTTCAAGTTGCAGGTTTCGGTGGTGTAGCAACAAACACTACTGAGTTCACAAGACAAGTTATGAACGTAACTAGACCAAAAATTACACACGAATCAATACCAGTAGATTCATATAACTCACGTATGTATATGATGGGCAAACACACATGGGAACCTATCACAATTACGTTACGTGATGATATCGCAAACAACTTAACTAAACTAGTTGGTAGACAAGTACAATCGCAGTTGAACCACAGAAATCAAGCTGGTCC